GCATTAGGTAGAGCGAAATTTGCATTAACGCCCCTATCAGAAATAGTTTCAAGCGCAAGCCCAGTAGAGCACGGCTTGGAATCTGCCTCTGTTTTGAATAACTTGCAAAGTACAATGAATCGAGTGTCTGTGGCCTCGATAATCTCTGTTTCCAATCTTCCATCTGGATAATCCTTCCACCATTTATGTAGACGTTCGTCTACTGTTTCATAATTAGATAAATCAAAAGCCATTACTCCTGCCAATCTAGTGCGCTGTCTTGCATCGCCTCATGACATGTTTTGGCAATAGCAATATACGCAACTGCGTCTTTGTAATGATCCGAAATTTCTGGGGATTCAACACTGCGGCTGATCTTGACAAGTGACATGGCCATAGCCACTTGGTTTGCTGTGATCGGAAAATGAAAATAAGCAGACCATAATTCGGCAATACGACTATGTTGAGTGTAAGGGTGTCCGTACTGTGAACCCCTTGCGTGTATAAGCTCTGTTGCATCTGCGAATAGTTTCTCAGTTGTTGTGGACATCGTTATCGACCATCCTTCTATGCATATCCCAGCCATCTTTACGGCCTCGCCAGTAATGTATAGTTTTGACGTTTTCGATATATGTGCCAATAGTCCAGGTAAGTAATAACCCTACGACCACTCCCCACATAATTAGATACCCAAAGTCTTTCAGCTCTGTGTACATGTAGCCCTACTTTCTATGCTCACGCTTTGTGGCATGGAAATAGTGTGACACTTGTGTATGACTTTGTGGATGATTTAGAGCCTATATTTGATAACGATTTGGTAACGTTATTTATAGAGTTTGCCCTCAAATATAAAGCTGCCATCTGAATTTATAGGCACTGTAATTACCTGGACTTTACGCTCGTACACATAGGCCACGGCAAAGCCTTGCTGCCAGTTTGCATAGCCCCTTGTATACGCCATGCCTGAACTGCTTAAATCTACTAAATTGCCAACCTCAACACCCCACACAGTACGCCCTAATTGGCCTCTAGATGCCTCTGTAAAGGCCGACTGGCCTAATCTATGGGTATGCCCACACACCACGCTCTTACCAAGCCTTCTAGCCCCATTTAAGGCTGTTTGCCCAGGTACTTGGCTAAGAGGGAAAGCGTCACCATGAACGGCTGTCCAGCCTGGTGCCCAATCGAGCCCAAATGGGTGGAATTTAATCTGGAGCTTGTCATATCCCATAAAACGCTCATACTGCATTTCGGGTAGGTTGAGAAATGATGGGAGTCTTTTTTTAATTGATCGGTAAAGTCTGATTCCATGATTACTCCCCAGTACATCTGTTACCCCTAAGTAACTTAATACTTCTTGTGTTTGTTTTCTATCATCGTTTATGTTGCCAACCATCTCATCAATAGTGCCAGCATTAAAACCGCCTAGCTGTGGTAGATCAATCTCATCACCTATGCAGATAGTTCTATGAGGCCGCCACTTAGCTAAAAAACGGCCTACTGATTTAACACTTGCTTCATTAAAAAAAGGAACTTGCAGATCTGACACGAACGCAATTTTGCGCAATTAGTCCTCGTCTTCGTAGGGGTCATGGTCTGGATTAACTGGATCAAAGTCTGGACTAGATGGTGCTAGCCAATCTGGAAATACGTTTTTATCGCACATCCCTAGAGCTTGATCTACTGGAAATCCTGCACGTCTTAGGCTTAAATAAAACTCACGCAACGAGATGGCATAGGTATCTAACTTGGTATTGATCTGCTCATGGGTGTATTTACCCTTGCGCTTATTAACCTTCTTGCGTTTACGTGCGGTTGCCATATTGCTATTGTCGCTTATTCATGATAAGGAATAGATCATCAACACGCTGTTCTAACCTAGAACTACGCTGATCAATTCGGTTAACGGCATCTGCCAGGCTGCTGCCAGAATTAGGTTTAAGTTCGCTCAACCAACCTTTAACGAGAAAACGTAATCCGATTAGCCCGCCTGATAGCACGGCCATAACGCCAGCGCCAAAGCCAGCCCATTCTGCTGGACTCATTTTTCATTAGTACCGATAACATCGGATTTGTCTAAAGCCCTAACTGCTGGACCAGCGAAAGCTGCAACTATTACAGCTAGTGCTGGATCTAAACCTAATTCATTACTTGCTAAAAATGTTAAGAAAGATACTAATACCCCACGTGCATAGGATTTTAGTATGGCTTTTTGCTTCTTACTTATTTTCATATTTTGCCCCCTAGTAGTGGTATGTCGAACTCTCTGCCATCTTTGTCGCCTAACTTTGTAAAGCTAATATGGATGTGCCTTATATGCTTATTAAAACCTCTATAGGTGCGCCATTTATAGTTAAGTATTCTGCTTGCTATTTTGCCATTATGGATTACGTAAGATATACGCTTATCGGTTTTCGCACATTTTCTGATCTGGTCAGCCAGATATATTGAGATCCCTTCGGATGAATCCAAGCGAGAATCAACATCAATGGCTCTGACAACGAATCCGCTCCGTTCGTCTGGATTATGATCCGATTTACTGGCGGAATGACGAGCATCACCAATCCACCCATCACTGGTAGTGCGGCGATCTGGATACCAGGTATCAATTTGATCTCTAAGCTGCTCAGCAGCCTTACTCAGCCACGGCTTCAACCCAGTTACCTATCTCTTCATCCCAATTCCATAATCCTTCATTTGGATATGGTTTAGGTGCTTTCCAATTAAAGTTATCATCTAATGACCATGATGAATATGGTTGTGGTGAAATAAATACATCCGCATCTGCATCATATTTATATCCAATACCTGCATACTGTTTTCTAATTCTATTATTGTATGAAGTTCTTTTACAGGTTTGACCTCTAAAGTTTCCATACCAAGTTTCTGTATCTAAACCTTCAATAAGTTCAGTTTCATCTATACCTACTATAACTTCGGTAACTATATTATTTTCATCTAAAAATGCGTAATGTGCCATTATACCCAACTCACATTCCCAGTACCTGCTGTAATTGTTGTAACGTTATTCACACCTATTGTTGTAGTTGAACCAGTTAATCCAGCACCGATTGTAATTGTGCGCGCGCTAGGATAGGAAAGAATTACAATTCCTGAGCCGCCTGCTTTGCCAGGTTGTGCAGCAGATCCTGATGCTCCACCACCACCTCCGCCACCTGTGTTAGCAGTACCAGCGACAGCATTGTCATTGTTACGCGATCCACCTGCTCCGCCGCCGCCAGCGCCACCAGCAGGAGCATAAACTTGACCCGATGTTACTGATCCACCACCACCACCACCTGCGTAAGTTACAGATGAACCTGAGATTGATGATGCTGTTCCAGCGCCACCAGAACCTTGAGTTGTGTTTCCTGTGTCAGAACTCGCACCAGTGTTACCAACTGCACTTGCTCCGCCACCACCACCTGCGGTAAATATACCGCCTGCTACAGCACCACCATTGTTTCCTTGAGATGGAGATGTGCTAGGAGTGTTTCCACTACCTGCTGTTCTTGTGTTAGCAGCACCACCACCAGAACCACCATTAGCACCATTACCTGCGGCCTCAGTTGATCCGCCACCGCCGCCTGCTGAAGTGATTGTGCTAAATACAGAATTTGAGCCACTACTTCCAAGAACACTAGAAGCAGCGCCAGCACCACCACCACCGCAAGTTACAGTGTAATTTGTATTAGTAGTTATAATAAAATTATTATCTGTCCTATAACCACCTGCACCGCCACCACCGCCACGGTTGTAACCGCCACCACCACCACCTGCGACAACTAAAGTGTTAATGATAATTGGAGTGATTGGTTGCAATAGACTTGAAATTATATTTAACATTTAACCAATAGCTCCGACAATATACCAAGCATTAGCAGCTGTTTTAATACATGCGGCCGATTTATATTGTGTAAGTGTTGGTGATGCTGCTGTTGCGCCAGCACTTAATACAGTAGTAGTACCTGGTGTTACTGCGCTAATCGTGCAAGTGCCTACACCAATGTTTAACACCGTAATAACTGTACCTATTGCAAAGTTATATGTAGCATCTGTAGGTAATTTGAATGCAATAGCTGTAGCCTTATTGATTTGTACTAATTGTTGGTACTCATCACCACTAGCAGCTGTATAATCAGCAGTCTTAGCAGTCTGTACTTCAAAAGCTGGTAGTCCATTCCACATAGCGGAAGTTACTACATCACCTGTTGCGCCTGGCCATGTTGCCATTTTTTCTCCTTAGTAAGATAATACGTTCTGATCTAGTACTCCATAATTAGCGTTACCAATTATGAACCCATCGATCACTGGCTCTAGTGTAGTGAAAACCACTCGGAAACTGCCTGGAGTGATAAAGTTTCGTACACCAAATATCTGTAATGTTTTCTCTAATACAGAACCACCTGGCTGGGTAGTCTTGACTGTAATAGGGTCAAAAAACTCTAATTCTAGTGCCGCTATTATACCTGAGTTGTAGTTAGGGGTATAAAGATCAAGCTCTATAGCATCGCATCGGATAGAAGTTTCAGCCCTACTTGCCACATAAGCCCTAGCATAATCATTGGCTACAGCATCTGTCTGCATAAGCAGGCCATCTAAAAAGTAGCTGTGTAGAAAGTACTTATCGATAGAGGCCTGGTTAGTGGCTATTTGGGCAGTTCCCCCAGCCCTAGTAATAGTAGCTTTATTAAAAATTAGAGTATCGTTTAAGATCCAAGCCACATTCTTATATTCAATACCTGAGCCATCATCTGCAAAGACTGTAGGGGTAGCAGCAATAGATCCCACAGTTACTGACCTATCTTGAAATACAAACTCACCATCGGCATCTACATAAAATGCACCATACTCTGAGTTAGTAACAGTCTGTAATGCAGCTAAGGCTGTGCGAGCTGTGCCAGGATCTGCCTGCATAGTAGTTAGGCCTGCATCAATATCACGCATAGATTGTGGCCAGTCAATTTCATCTAATATCTCATTAATGCGAGTACCTGATAAGTCACCAGCGGTAGCACCTGTAATAGTGCTTATCTGGGCATTGTAAGCAAGTCTAAAGGCATCTACAGCCTGGATAGTTGTATAGGTTACATCTTCTGATTCTTTAGGATAAGTAGTTACATAACTTGTAATAAAGCCTGAGAATATAGGATAGGTAATAGAATTATAGGTGGCAGTAATTTGCACCTTCTTCATAGGTGTTAAATATGTGTAATACGGACTAGATGTATTCTGTGGGTTGAAATCGCCATTCTGATCTATGATGCGAAGAGATAATGTGCCTGTTTGAAACTCATCGCTTAATGGGTTGCGACCTCTAGCAGTTTCTATCTTGTCTATTTGATTTGATACATCAACAATTACAGCTGCGCTATCTGCTAATACGTTAGTACCTAGGATGCCTGATCCGACTAAAAATGCCTGTGCGAATGATGGGCCAGTACTAAAGTTAATTACTGCATTTATTGTAGGCACAGCCATTATAGACCGCCAGCAATTCCATAAGATACGCCAGACTTCTGGGCTATCTGTAAACTCTCTGCTATTAGTGCTGCAAATCTATCGCCTGTAGCAGCTGTATCTACAGTTATTCTTAAATCTTGCGACTCACCACGTCTGGCAAATGATGGATCAAAGATAGAGCCACCTAATGTGCCTGTAATTCCTGGTGAAACTGAACTAATTGTAGAGGCAGATCCACCTGGACCAGCGCCAGCACTACCAAATGCTCTTACTGGATCATATATTGCTAATCTGGCAATAGTAGCCCTAAATGCAGCTTCTAATTGAGCGGCACTTAAAGCCATAGATTCGGCCATTTTTTTTGCCGCTTCTGCTGCGTTCATCTCAGCTAATATCTTTTTAGCTAATGCTTCATTGTTGTCTAATATGGCTAACTGTGCTCTTAAACGTAATTTAATTTCTTCATCTGTGGTTTCATTAAGCGCCTTAGTTAAACCAATACGCTCTACATCAAACTTATCTTTAAGTTGGTCTATAGCAGTCTTAGCCTTTAATGTGGCTACTTCTTGCTTTTTTAACTTTAATAAATCCTGAGATGCTTTGATCTCTTGCCTTCTTTGTGCAGCTAGTACACGGCCCGCAGTTCTTTCTTGTCCACCACGATCTACTGGATCTCGGCCAGTCGATCTTAAAGCTTCCGCAGCCCGTAAAGCTGGGCCTATATATGGTAAGTTTCTTAAAATTGAACCATCTACACCAGGTATATTACCTATTGCCTTTAATTTACCAATTACTCTACCTAGACCCACAATTACTTCGCTTGTAGCTGTGGCAAAGTCTTCCATGTTATTGCTTAGGCCTTCAATACTCTTATCATCACCTAATTCTGTTAATGCATCTAACAAACCTTTGCCGATAATTTCTTCCGCATTGGCTACAGATGCAGCAAATAAACTCATCTTGCCAGCATAAGTATCTAATCTAGCCAGCGCTTGGCCTGAAAACTTTTTATTAAGTTCGGCCATAATATCGTCCATGTTGCCAGCCTTTAATAAAGTTTTATCTAGGCCAGCACCTAACCTGCTTAATCCTGTGGTATTGCCAGCGTAGGCTCTAGATAGCGCCGTTGTTACCTGGCTTAAAGATTTGCCTGTAGCGGCCGATACATCCATAGCCGTATTTAATGCATTTTGGCTGGTGGTAATAGATCCTGTAACAGTTAGTAATTGCTGGAATGCTGGGCGTAATTCATCATCTAAAACGCCTGTGGTTTTTTGTAGATTAGCAATATAAAGTTCTACGGCTGGTGAACTAAATGCAAAGCCTGTATTTTTTAATTGAATCTCTAAAGATTTGGCGGCTGCCTCATCGGCTGCAAATGCTTTTACTGCTTCTTTACCAAACCTAATTATTGCTCTAGTTGAAAATGCTGCGGCCAGTGTGCCGCCTAATTTTTTGACTTGCTTGTCAAATACACCTACATCTTGTTTAGCCTTTTTAAGGGCCTTACCATTCCAGGTCGCCGAGGCTGCTACAAATATATTGGCCACTATGCCACCTTCTTAATTTCAGTTTTACGGGTAAATTCTACAGCTGTTTTATCTATGGCTTTTAATATGGCATCGTATACTTTTATATTATCCTGCGCCCAAGCCTTATAGATTAAACGGCCTTGCATCTTTCGGCCTGTTGCCCCACGTGCACCTGGTACTCGCTTAGGCTTTGTTACTGGCTCTAAAGCACCTATAAATTGCTGGCTAGCAAATGGGTTATTTGAATCATAAAAATCTAGTGCTTGACTCTTAGCAGACTTTCTAACATAAGTACCGCTACCCTCATGCTTAAATGTAAATGGCGCTCTACCTTGTGGGTTTAATCTGCCTGCGGTTTCGTAGATAGATCCAGTCCTACTTACATTGTAAACGTATTGGCTTACTTGCCAGCCATTTTTCGTAGCAACATTCTGTCCAGGATTATATCCAATACCAGCTTTAATTACGCTGCTATCATATTTAGGAAATGCTTTTTTTTCGTAATTAATTGTATCGATTGAAGATAGTGGCTTCGACCATCCAGATAATACTTGACTATCAGATGGCACAAAGCTTTTAGCCTTTTCTGCTACTGCTCGCATTAATGGATCAATAGCCTTACTAATTTTTATTCTTAAATCTTCATCGATAAAACTGAGCCCATTAAGAACGTCTTTAACGCCTACGACCTCTGCTGGCATTCTTAACCCTTTCGGCTCTATCGGTTATCACTTGAATAATAGCCCGATACATCTCCGAGTCCATATCGATAAACTCGCTAGGCGGTATTCCAGTTTCTACGGCTAATGCTGCTATTCCATAGACTACAGAATCCCGCTGTATTATTTTTTTTCTTCGTCTAATACCTCGACAGTTTCTAGACTGTCAATAAACTCAACTCCAAATACAGGTACTTGTGCGCCAGACTTGCGCAAGCACTCCCAAGCTAACCAAAAAATATGGGTTTGCTGTTCATGCTCACGCAAAATCTTGCTAATACCTGAGCCCCATTTCAACTCAAAGCTATATTCAATTCCTGGTGTTATCTTGTGTTCTGTGACTTCACCATTAGCCCTAGTAATTTTAAGCTTTGCCATTGTTACTCCTTAATTAGAACGCCACTGATGGCGATACTGTGATTACGGAGTTTACAGTAAATGTAATGCTAGATGTAGCAATTTCGGCTACTCCAGCTGATCCGATCGGAGTTAGGTTATTTACTAGGATTGAGAACTGGTAGGTAGGGTTAGCAGCTGAAACTGTAGTTCCCTTAACTGTAATTACTGATACAGCTAGAGTCTTGCCAAATGCCTCATTTAGAGTCTGGCTTACGTCAGATGTTGCCCAGTCGTTCATAAAGTCGATGGTAAATGTGCCTGATTGCAACCCAGCCACATAACGGTGAGAAAGATCTCCCATGCTGGTGATTTCTAGCTCGTCTACGATTTGATTGATAACAGCGCTAGATACTAGGTCGCTAATATCGATTGATGGTGTAGTAGGCGCAGCATTGGTAGCCAACTTAACACCTACGTTATTATTTAGATATATGGCCATACTTATTCCTCGTCTTTCTTAGTTTGTGCAGTTGGTTTTGGTGCGTCTTTAATTTGGCCTATCTTTTTTAGAAAGGCTAAGTCTTCTTCGTGTGTACTCATTTTAACTCCAGCTCGTTAGGATTGATACTGTTATTTCCGATGTTAATAAATCTCCACTTGCCGCACTTGTTATAGCTGGAGCGGAGACACTTGATATATTCATAACTAAAGATGATGCTGCTAATTTAGTTACTACTGCTACTATAAAATCTTCCATACCTTTTAAGTTGCCTTGATTGTCAAATGCTGGTACTGCCATTAAAATTCTAAAATTAGCCAGTGGTGATAATGTTATCTGTGTGTTATTGCTTGGCACTAAATACGGATCGCTAGGTGTAACTACTACGCTGTTAGCCAATAATGTAGCTGGTGGGTATGAGAATACTGACCAGACACCTGCGTTAGTTAAAGCTGTTGCAAGTGTGCCACGGAGTGTAGTTATTGCGGCCATTAGCCTACCAGTGATGCTGGACTAGCGTAAGGCTGGATGAGACCTCTTACGATATTTATGAGTTGGTAACCCATTTTATAGGGGCTAGCACTTATCCCATCCATGCCTACGCTCCCAGTTTGCTGAGTTTGTCTGGCCTGCCAGATCTGCGTGGCCAGTATCATTGCAGCTTCTCTTATAGCTGGGGTGGTCGCATAAGATTGGGTCTTGTGGTCTGGGCCACTGGCCACTCCATAAGGTAATACTTTGTGAAAGTTTTGATCTGCTCCAGTTTTAGTATATTGAACAAATGAATATCCGTTAGGGTAATTAGTTTGTCCATATTGATACATAAATACTGGGATTAAATTAGTTGAACCAGTGCTAGGCGGTATTGTGCCAGTAATTGTAACTGTGCCATTGAATGACGAACCGCACCCGCTTACTGTGATTGTTTGACCTGTTACAAATGCATTGGGATTAGCGAGCATAAGTGTATTAACGTTATTGCTGCGAGCGGTTCCCACTACTGGTGCTGTGTTAAACCATAAATACTGATTAAGTAAATCTTCTGCCGATTGTGCACATTCTTCCACGACAGCATCGGTATATAAACTACCTATCCCCAAATTCGTGCGTAATTCTTGCATCGTCACGTATACGGCTGGCATGGTGTCCTTTCTTAAAAAACTCCCCTGGGGCTAGGGCTACTAAACCCCAGAGGATTATTACTTGATTATTAGTTAAGGTTGAACTTAACAATGCCGTTAGGCATTTTTGCAATAGTGGCCATATAACCATAAATTGCAACCTGTACTTGTAGATTTGATACTACGTTAACAGACATAAATGCCTGTGGTGAGCGATATACAGTAAACGCTTCTGGTGCAAGGATTA